CTGGTCCAGGTCTTTCATCATATCAAAGATTTGTGGAATCTTACCACCCCAGATACACCCCTGAACATACACATCATCAGTCTGCTCATCAGTCTGAACAGATGCCAGTGACTTTGGATTCCTTTCAAAGGGCAAATCATTCCTATGCTTTGGAGAATGCACACTCATACCAATGTTTTGACATGGGTGCGAAACACCAAAGAAATCTTTCGTGTCATCAAAGAATTCAGAGTAAGGAATGATCTCTGGTTCACAAATCATATCAGAATCAAAGTAGACATACCAGTCATAATCTTTAAATAGATCTTCATACTTCAAGATTTCACCAAACCTTTTCAATCCACCAATGCTGTGATATGTAGTATACAACCTGTCAGTGATTTTATCTTGTTTGACGTTTGAATCTTCTTGAGTATTAATTACTTTGATGTTGTCTGGAACATCATCTCCTAACTCACCATCAGTAAAAACAAAGAATGTTTTCTCATGTTCAGGAGCAAAGTATTCATTGAATGAACTGTAATAGTTTGGAAGAAACTTCAGATAATTCCCAGTTCCAATAAAGTTAATAGCAATTTTCATTTTGTTTCCTCAAGTATCTCTTTATACTGTTTGATAATGTTACTCCAATCAAAGTTATCAAAGCAATACTGCCGGATTTCCTCTCTCATATTCAAAGAAACCTTTCTATTCTCCTCGATCTTTTCCTTTAGATAATCAGTATCAGAAAGTTTATCGTCAGGAATAACAGTGATGAAGGGTTGATCAATATCTAAATTAGCAGTGCTTTGTTCAGACAAAACAAGTCCTAGACCAGCAGCCATACCCTCCAGACAAACGAAAGGATGTGCCTCTCCAGAACTTAATAGAACCATATTAGCATATGCTGTCAGATTGTCCATGATGTCTTGCTTACTCTGCTCACCAAAGTAGCAGGGGTCTTTGGAATCAAAAGAAGAATCAGAATTGTTTCCTATAAAATCAATGTTCAGATTTTTGTGCTGCAAGAATGCTTGCCTCTTCCTTGGTTCAATCTTTCCAATGACAATAGATCTATCTGGATGAGCAACATCAGTTGTATCTAGAGAATACAATTCAGTATCGATACCACAAGGTAGAACAGATACATTATCAGAATCAATTCCTCTAGAAATAAATGCTTTCTTTATCCTATCCGATAGTGAAATGATATGTGCTCCACATCCCTTAAGTAAATCATACAAGAACACACATCCAGGTTCTGGATTCTCCAGATAAGGATAGTGACTTGTTATAAACTTTTTACCACACTCTAGTTTGGGAAGTAGATTAGCATACTGATCATAATGAAGATGAACTACATCAAATTCATTTGAGTTGACCACTCTTACAATCTCATTTAAGTCCTTGGTGTTCAGGATTGTTACCTCATCACCCAGAGATTCTAATTGTTGAGTAAAGTTCCAAACCAAGTGTTCAACACCTCCCCATCCTTCAGGCGGAATAGGGAGAATGCCTTCACAGATAAAACATATTTTCATATTATCTAATTTGTTGTGGTCTCCTCCATTCAGCCCATTTTTCTTCTCCTCTATAATCAATCTCCTCTTCACAATAATCACATAAGTCAGACCCATGTGCTCTTACATCTTGCACACGTTCAGAGTTGATATACTCTTCCCAGGTATTCTCCATAAGGTTGCCCATGATCTCATCAAGACCATAGTCCTGGCAACAGATTGAAAGAGAACCATCAGGTAGAAGAACATTCTGATATACCCTAGGACACTTGCCTCTGATATTCTGTTCGGGCGGAACCTTCTCCTTCTTCTCCAGCAGCATGTTCATTGCTCTGCTGTTGATATCTCTTACTCCCACATTGTAGTACCTGGTCAGGTCATTAAGCAGAGGATGTAAGTCACCATGGCAGTGGAAATTAATCTTCCACTTGTTGGGATTTGAAATCACATAGTTGAGCATATCATAGTATTCATCACTCAACTCTGGATACTTCTTACCACCCTCTTCATAATACTGAAGAGGAATCTTGACACCAATCATTTCAAAGTATGACCCAGATGGCAAGTGAATGTTGCATTCATAAGGAATGTCACTCATCTTATCCCACTGTTCTTTAGTCAACCCCATCAAAGTGGTATTAACAAGCAGGGAAAATCCCATCTCATGCGTATGAATAATCATGTCTGCACAATCAGGATTCAAGAACGGCTCTACGTATCCAGTAAAGTTTAAACTAATTTCATCTTTAGGCATTGTGCTGATGCACTTCTTGTATGTCTCTAAAGACATCATTGTATCCTTTTCTTTGCCAATTCTCTCCCTATACCTACTGATCAAAGTAGATTGTGGACAGTATTCACAAACATTGGAACATCCAATCTTCGTTGTAACTTCAATAGAGTGTTTGCCAGGGTGTTTCATTTAAATTCTTTCCAATAGGATGTGCTTTCCCTTACCTTCATAGGCAAGATAATCTACATCTGCATATAGATCTTCTTCGTCAATTTGATAGTTAGTCCAATCCCCAAAGTAAGGTCGTCCTACATCAATTATACCAGCAATTGCATCAATACCAGCACCGACATCAAGAAATACAGCATCGGTATACTTCTTCATTCTATGTATAAGACCCGACTTGACGTGCCCCATACCCATCAAAAAGATTTTAGATGTAGAATTCTTGAGTTGTTCAGCAACCATTGCTTCAGTTGCATCCAAGTCATCACAAGCAAACTTTTGTGGTAGTGAAATATAATCTTCAAATTTTTCAAGACCAAGATACTCTTGATACTGCTCTGCTTCCATCAATTCACTAATCAGATTCATCTTGGTGCTAGCACCAATCAAACCAATACTGCCAGCGAAAGTTTCAAACAACCACTTGTTTGCAATCAAAGCATATCCATACTCTGCAGGGAAATCAATGTTGGTTTCCGAAATAACTTCTCTAAACTTATTTCTATTCTCTGGATAGATTTCGCAAGTATAATAATCACACAATGAGGCACCATCAGTAAATGCTTTGTGATTAATTTGACTATATGATTTACTCAATGCTCTACGACCAGGAGTTGCACTACCATATTCATCTGCTTTCAAAAAGAAATAATCACCATCACCAAACTTATAGAATGTTTTTGATTCATTCTTCTCAACCAGTTCAACTAGAAGTGATTTGAATCTTTCTATTTCCTCTTGAAATTCAGGATAAGATTCAGAGTTCCAGAAGCATGGGTGAGTGTCAATATTAACACATCCATCAATCTGATACTCATCTAGATATCCTTTTGGATACTTAACTTCAGCCATTGTCATACCTCATCAGTTCAAAATACTTACCCAGTTTTAATTCCATCTTCTTTGTGACGGTTTCTTTAATGTTATCCTCACTATAATTTTTATAAGGGAGGATTCTAAAGTCAACACTGAACCTGGTCATGTCAGTGGTGTTGACTCTGTTGCCATGTTTTAAATTAGACCCATTCCAAATGTAATACTCACCGTATTCAGCATTCATTGGTCGATAATCACCCTTGTCTTCTACAGACTCTACCCAGATTGTAGATGTATCTTTTGCTACCGTGATTGGTAAGAATACATTTACTTCATATGGACTATGACTATAAGTTTTATCCTTGTGAAATTCTGCTACAGAAATGTTGTTAGGAACTTGAGCTCTGAAGGTAGGAACCTTCTGATACAAGATGTCTTCCCCAAAGTGAGGAAGAATAACTTCCTCAATAAACTTACTGTAAATGTTTAGGAAGTTAGATTCTCTTACTTGATTATAGAATTTTTTGTGAAGCACTGTGCTTTGATCAGTATCGAATGTCAGTCTGCCAAAGTCACACTTCTCCCACTTATGAACAAACTCCAAGTTATAAGTCTGGAACATTAGTTCTATTTCGTTCCTAAACTTATACTTCTCTTTATCATAAGAAAACTTTTTACCCAGTTCCATCACCATCCCTCTTTAATACAATCAACGATATACTGTCGATCTTCTGGCGTGACCCACCAACCAACAGGAATACAAATCATTTCTTTCACCAGTTTATCTAGGTTAGGAAGATCTGTCTTGAATTCAGACATACAAGAGTGAATGTCATTTCGTTCATGAACTCTACTAACCATGATATTGCATTCTTTCATCTTGTTCATGAAGTCCTGCTGCCTCTCAACCTTCATTGTATAGATCCAATAGGATGATTGACGATCAGAACTATTCTCAAGCAGAGTCACTCCAGGAACACCTGCCAACTCTTTATTGTAGAAGTTAGCATTATCAATGGTCTTGGCAATATTCTCTTTCACTCCAGGCAGATTGTTGATACCAATGGTGGCATTGATGTCATTCATGTGGAACTTAAATCCATACTCTGGAATGTCACTCTCACAGCGGAAGTCCTTACGATTGTCCTCTCGATCAATACCATACCAACGAAGAAGTTTTGCCCTCTTCACCTGATTATCGTTAGGGAAGATTGCACAACCACCATCGCCTGTAGTTAGATGCTTGATTGCTTGGAAACTGAACGTGCAGATATTGCCATGATTACCTATCTTCGCCCCCTTGTATGTTGATCCAAAGGCATGAGCACAGTCTTCAATCACTACAGGTCTGATGCCGTGCTTCCTCTCTGCATTGTCTTGAATCTCCGCTAACCAAT